TTCATACTCATATTGTTCTTTAATGTAGTTTTCCTTTATTCTCATTACATCTAGCCCTTGATTTTTAGGCAATTTAACATAAACTGGCCATAGTGGAGGAGGAAATGAGGGTTGGGTAAAATACATGTTTTTTAGTTTAATTGTTTTTATTATAAATATTAGTATTTTTATATTAATCTATCCAATAATATAAGTCATTCTAAATTTCACTGTCATTTCAGTATCCTGTTGATAGTATCTATGTTGGTAAAGTTGGTGTTGACGTAGGTGAACTGTGTCTTTGAGTGTATTCTCCTAATATTTGTTCCTCTACTCTTACTTTTACTATGTCTGGAATTTTCTTTAATGCTGTTAAGTCTTTTTGTATTACATCAGGTATAATGTAACCATTCATTTTAATGTTAAAAGTACTACTTACTGTTCTTTCTTCTTTATCTGACAATTCAGTCTTAATAGCAAATGAGTCAATCATTGCTCTAAACTGAAAACGTGACGGATCACCCCAATATGAATCTGAGGCATACTCAATTGATTCTACAATTTTATTTAGTTGATCCATATAATAAGTATTAATGGCACAACTGTAAGTTAAAGTAATATAGTCAGGTACTACAACCGCGTAATTTGTTTTTTGAGGTACTACATTGTTTAACACATTAAAGTTATCATATCCGTTTTGAGGACTGTATTTCTTTCTGTGTATTGCAATATTATTTGGATTATTAGCGTCTAATTTATTTGCTATGCTCCTTACTTTATCAATGCTGTCTCTCTTAATCATAATGAGAGGCATCATAATTCTTCCTTGAGCGTCTCTATAGTATCCATCTTTTTGAAATGACTTCCACTTTTCAGGTGAACCATATATGATAGGTACTTCTAATCTTTCTCCATTTTGTATTACAAAAGGCTTAATAATATTTTTAAAATAGTAAAATATAGACTCGTCTATGTCTTGAATGCCTATAGAGAAAGGTTTAACAGTGTCTCCTTTAAAAGAAATTTGTTCGCCTCTATTTTTTCCATTCGCTAAATTAGGATTTCCTACTTCTTGATCAAATGAAACATGTTGAGATACACTTATTTCTCTTTGTGTTTTTGGTATTGGTGTTCTTCCTTTAACTGACATTATAATCTAGCTTTAATCAAATTTAATCTATCATCTGGAACGTAATGACACTCACATGTTACACTCACATTATATCCGAACTGGTTTAATCCTGGATTTAAAGGATTAACATTGTAAGGATAATCTGGATCTTTACCTGTAAAGAACTGTGTAACGTTAGTATTGTCTACTTCCCAGTAACTTTCTTGATATAATATAACATCTCCTACTTCAGGATACACGTTTGCATCTACTAAATCATCTCTTAAAAATGCAAATGTAACTGGCCAGTCAAAGTTTACACCTAAGTCACTTGTAGGACTTACATTGTCTCCTACTGTAATTAGAGCGTTTAGTAAAACAGGTCCATTAAATGTTCTTCCTGTTGATGCTTCTCCATACATGTTAGTGGGTGTTTCCTTTAACTTATACTTGTAAAAAGCACATTGTTGGGTTATTATGTCTCCCATCAACTCTCTATTCATTCTTCTTATGAATGAAACGTCTCGACTAGATCCAAATAATGCGCACATATTTTATATTTGAGTTTTCCATTTATATCCTCCACAGCTTCTATTATTTTTATCTAAAACAGTATGTATATTAGCTTGATTTAATTTTAAAATTCTAGCTGCTTCGGCTGCTGATGTGAAAATATTTAATAATTTATTATCTTTATTAAGTTGATATATTGTTATAGATTTAGCTTTTATAATAGCTTCAACATGATGATTTCTAGAAATTCCTTTATCTTTTCTTATTTTAGTTATATTATGTTTTTTACCTAATTTATTTTTTCTTATTTTTTCTTTATGTTCTTTAGAAAATATTTTTCCTTTATTTCTACTTATTCCTTTGTTTGATTGACTTTTTTTAAGTTTAGTTTCTTCACTATCAAAAGAACCAAATCCTCTTCCTAATCTATTATTAAGATGTTTATTACTTAAAACATCATGTTTTAAACCCCAATATATTTCTTTATTATCTAAATCTTCAACACTACATTCCTCAATAATTTCAAATATATGATTTTCAGGACCGTATTTTTTTAAAGATGAATATAAACTAGGTTGATCTTTACATGCTAATTGTTTATATTTAACCCATCTTCCTTCAACATTAGTTGATTGACCAATATAAATTCTCCCATTGGGATTTGTTATTTTATATATTCCTATCATCCTATATAAATAGTTAAAGGTGATTTTCCTAACTCACTCATTGCTGAGTCACTTTCTGCTTGTTTTCTTGCTAAAAGAGCTTGACGAGATGTTTCGTCTAAATATGCTCTCAATCTTTCTATTAATGATGTTTTTTCTGCTGTTGCAGCCGTTATTAAGTCTGACTGGTTTAGAGAAATGTTTTGATTTGGAATAGGTACAGTTGCGTATTTTCCTCTAACATATCCTAACATTTCTTTACATAATGCTAAAGTATACTCAAAAATCCATTGTCTACCTATAGAATTTATTTGTGAGTAAACAGGATTAGCGTATCCAGCATTTGAAACATTTGTTACTACTCCTGGTGTTTGAGATATCACACTGTTTGCTCTTTCTTCAATGTTAAGATATTGAAACCATATGTGGTCTCCATCATGTGGAGGAATAGGAAATATTCTTAATTTATTATTTATAAGTTCAAATGAGTATCCAGCTAATGAAATTTCATTTTGCATTTCAACTGCTTGAGTAGATTGAAGTAACAAACTTGTAGGATACATTAAAAATCCAGTTGATCCAAATAAACCATATGATCCAACTGCTGGAACTCCTCCTAAACCTGAAAATATACCTAAATTATACACTTGGTTTACAGCTGGAGGCGGTTGATAGAAAATTCGTTTGATTTCCATTCCTCCTGTCACGTTGTTTTCTACAGCCCACTTATTAAAGTCATAATCTTGAATTGATGCTGTTGTAATAAATGATCCACTATAGTAGTTTACATTTCCTCCTGTTCCTGATTCTACAGCGTACTGTTGGGAAATTCGAATTATATTTGCTAAAGTAGGAGTTATTGTTGCATGATTCATATTTGATGAAGTTGATGCTCCTGCTACATTTAACATGTTGTCTCTTAAATTATAAGCATATAATTCATTTCCATATGTTGTGACTGCCTCTTCAAAAGCAGTGTAAAAGTTTAAGTCTTGTAACTCAACTTCCATAATAGGATATCCTAAACGTCTAGTACAAAAAGTAGTTACTTTGTCCGCGTCTATTTGAAATTGATAATCATAATCGTAAAACCCAAAAGGAGTATTCCCTGGAAAGAATGATGAAGAGCCTGGATATATAGGAATGTTCATTTTAAGTGTATTTTATTATAAATATTGAATTATTTTTTATGAAAATGAACTTGATCTCCATGCTCCATTCATATACATGTATAAGTAATATACTCCACCTACTGTTGCTGGGATTATTTCTCCGTTTGATCCTGTCCATATTGGGGCAGCACTTTGTGTTGTTGGTAAAATAATTGAACCTGACATTCTTACTTTAAAAGCATCTGACCTGTTAGCATCGTCTATTCCATTTCCTACTATGAATAATGAAGTGTCGTCTCCTTGTGTGTTGTAGAGACCTGAAGCATGTTGATATGAGCCGGATGCAATTGTATTGTTTCCTTCTGCATGTGACCAATTTCCAATTGCTTGGGTAAGTGCTCCTTCTGCGTGTGAACTATATCCAATTGCTTGAGTACTTATTCCTTCTGCATGTGAAACATCTCCTGACGCTGTTGTATTGTTTCCTTCTGCGTGTGAATTATTCCCAAGCGCTTGGGTACTGTCTCCTTCTGCGTGTGATGCTATACCTGATGCTATTGTTTGATATCCTTCTGCGTGTGAATTATTCCCAAACGCTTGAGTACTGTTTCCTTCTGCATGTGATGCATTTCCAATTGTATAAGTACTGTTTCCTTCCGCGTGTGAAATAATTCCTGATGCTGTTGTATTGTAGCCTTCTGCGTGTGAACCTGTTCCGAACGCTTGAGTAAAGGCTCCTTCAGCATGTGATGCAAGCCCAATTGCTTGATTGAGTATTCCTTCAACATGTGATGAATCTCCAGTTGCTTGAGTAAAACTTCCTTCAGCATGTGAATAAGATCCAGATACTTGAGTATTATTTCCTTCCGCATGTGAAAAATCTCCAAATGTTTGGGTAAAGTATCCTTCTGCATGTGAACCTGTTCCAAATGCTTGGGAATTTTCTCCTTCAGCATGTGATGCAAATTCAGTTGCTTGAGTACTGTTTCCTTCTGCATGTGATGCAAATTCAGTTGCTTGAGTATTGTTTCCTTCTGCGTGTGAATTATTCCCAAGCGCTTGAGTAATTCTTCCTTCTGCGTGTGAACCTTCTCCAATTGCTTGAGTACGATATCCTTCTGCGTGTGAAATAATTCCTGATGCTGTTGTTTGATATCCTTCTGCGTGTGAGTAAGATCCAGACGCTGTTGTATTGTATCCTTCTGTGAATGATCCTATTAAATTTAATTTACTAGTAGTTTTATCAAATGTAAAGTCATCAGAACCACTAAATGTTCCAGAGTCATTAAATTGAATTGTTGTGTAATTTCCTCCAGCCCCTGAACCTGATATTCCATATATTATATCGTTATATGTAGTTTGAACAGTGGTTCCTCCTTGTACTAAAGCAAAGGCTTCTGTTCCTGTTAAAGTACTCGCTGTTGGTAATTGAGATATAGGTAAATTTGGCATTATTTTTATGTAAATTATTTATTATAAATATTAATTAGTCTCGAAATTCATCATATACCTTAAGTATGTCTTCTACTATTTCATGTCGATGATTTTTCTTTAGAGTGATTATTCTAACACCTTTAATTCTTTCTTCTAAACGTGGAAAAAATCCTATACCAGAATCTTTTTTACTCTTTAAATCTACTTGTGCTAAATCACCGCAAAAAACGATTTTACCACCCTTACCTAAACGACCTAACATCATTTCAGTCTGTTGACCAGTAATGTTTTGACACTCGTCTACTATAACAAAAGAGTTAGGAAATGTTCTACCACGCATAAAAGCAAACGGTACAATTTCAATTTGGTTTTCCTGGACCATCTTGTCTATTTTATCTTTATCATATAATAAATACAGGTTAGCATATATAGGAGCTAACCATGGATCCATTTTTTCTTTTAAGTCACCAGGAAGAAATCCTATGTCTTCTTTTGACACAGTAGCTCTAGTGATGATTATTTTAGTCATTTCTTTTTTAAAAACTAAATCTAAACCTACTTGACATGCTACAAGTGTTTTACCTGAACCAGCCATTCCTTTTATTAGTGTAACTGGATTGTCTAAGATGATTTGTTTAGCGTCTCTTTGTTCTTCGTTGAGACTTAATTTAAAACGTATTTCGCCTTTTGGTTTTTTCTTGTCTTTGAAAGCCCCATCATTATTATCTTGTGACATATGTTTTTATTGATAAATATGAAAAAAGAAGCCGAGCTTTATAGGCTCGGCTTACTTCTTTACTGTATTAGTTTAATACTATAGAGTGTTTAAACCACTTACATAGATTTTACCATAGAATTCTGGACGTAACATCTTCTTAGCGTAACGAGTCATTAAACCTTTACGTGGTGTGAAGGT